TAGTTATACCTTTAAGGCCATATCCCATACTAGTAAATGCAGCCTAGGACTAAAATTAAAGTGATGCTTTTTAGCTAACTCTGCAACCATAGGAGCAACTTCAATATGCTCTTTTCTACTACCAGCGCAAGGCATTAACCAGACACGACCTGTAGGTATATCAAACTTATCAACATACTTTTTCATTACTTCATCTAAATCTGATTCTTTACTTATGACGAATTTAAAACCAGATCCCTGGTTTGCATGCCATTCTAATACATTAGGTTTATATCTCCTATTTTCTGGGTCACCGTTATTACTAAGCTTAGGAGAAGTAGTAAATGTAGCACCAACTCTAATCCATTCTTTATCAGGCATAATTGTAGCGTTGGTTTCAAAATCAATTCTAGGTACCCAGCCCCATTCTACCTCCATATATGCTAAAAACCTAAGCAATGCGGGCTGCTGTACTAAAGGCTCACCGCCTGTAATCTTCCATATAGCTCCGTTATATAAATGCTTTTCAAAACCTTCCTGTTCTAAGTGTTGTAATAAGTCAGCATTTGTAATTCTATTCTTTACACTCCAAGATACATAACTATCACAACCATGCGGAGAGTCATCTGAAGCGAAACCCTGACATGTAAGGTTACACATAGATAATCGCATAAAGACTGAAGGATATCCTACAAACTCTCCTTCTCCTTCTACAGTATAAAATACTTTATCATCAGATAGCAGTATTGTCTTATCACTAAGATCTTCTTTATAAAGATTTGTCATTTAAATATAAGTCTTTTATGTCTCGAGCCTTCGGTTCTACTTCCTTCTTCTTAGGTTTATCCCACTTTATGTCATCCCAGTTATCATTAAGTTTACTGGTATCCTCTTTCCGGCGCTTACTACCTTTACCCATTATCTTGATCCGTGTGGTCAACAAATCTCATAGTTGTGACCATTTTATCTGTATAAATAGCAGAATTATTTTCGTGTTCAAATACTTCGACTTTATCTACCCAGCACCTACCCTCTGTACTCTCTTTAATAAAATTATTAGCAGTATTAAAACAATACTCAGCAAATTTCTCAATACCAACACCATCCATAATTCTTAAATCCACAATGTCATCGTCATTTAACATTTTAAAGGCTCTTATCGCAGGATCATCTGCAGCAATTACTAGAGTGTGATCAAATTGACCTTGTAGTACTTTTTTAAGATGCTTTAAACTACCGAAATCAACTACCCAATTATTTTTATCTAATTGATTAGCCCCGAACCAGAACTTAGCAGTTAATCTATATCCATGTATAAATCTGCAATGTGATTCTGCTTTTGGTTGTCGGAAAGCACAACTACCGAGTTCAATAATTTTTGTACTAGTAAAACTCATAAATGAGATTATATATTATTTCTCTTCTTTATCAAGTTTTAATTCTATGGATTGTAAAACATTATTAAAATTATCGACTATCCAACATACACCAGCGCTGACAAATGGAAACAAAATATAATCGTTTTTACTTACAAAATACACAATAACACCTGACCAGAACCCTAAACATAAACTACATTTAAACAACTCTCGTAAAAACGACAATCTAGTAAGAAGTTTTCTAGGAAAATTAAGAATAGTACCGTATTTAAGAATAAACGTTAAACCGATACACGCTAATATATCGATAATAATTATTATTGATCCTCCTTTAAGAGGTCCCTTAAGGCTTTATCAATTAATTTAGCTTGAGATACATCCATCTTAATAGTATTATTATCATCATCCGTAATTTGGACTGTTTTTTTGTCTTCATATAAGGATAACGTCGGACAGCATGCTTTTCCTCCGCATAATAAAATAGATTTCATGTAATTATTTAGTTGATTTATAAATCGAATACACTATAATGATTCATATGAATGAGGATTTACTTCAATACGCTAATGGTAACAAGCCCAGAACTGAACAAGAAAAAGAATTAATTATTGAAAAGGCCTCTGCTGCTTATGAGTGTTATATGGATGCCTTAGGTTTCGACTGGAGAAATGATCCAAACAGCGCAGACACACCGAGACGAGTAGCAAAAGCGTTTGTTAATGAATTAGCTGAGGGTTGTTATAATGAACCTCCTAAAATCACAGCATTTGATAATGTTGATAAATATGATGGATTAGTATTTCAAGGTAATATTAAAGTTAATTCTTTTTGTTCTCACCACCATCTACCATTCATTGGTCAAGCTCATGTATCTTATATACCAGGTAAAGATGGTAAGGTAATTGGTTTAAGTAAAATTAACCGAATTGTTGAATGGTTTTCAAGAAGACCGCAGGTACAGGAAAACTTAACTATGCAAATTCATAATTATATGAATGAAGTATGTAAAGATAATAAAGGGGTTGCTGTTTTAGTATCAGCTAATCATACTTGTGCTGGTCTTCGTGGAGTAAAGCATGATAGTATTATGAAAACTGCTAGAATGTCAGGAGCGTTTTTAGATAAAACAGATTTAACTCGTCAAGAGTTCTATGATTTTGTCAGAGATTTAAAATAATTACTGAAGAGAATCAAAAACTTGCTTAACCTCCTCAGGATTGACATGCTCCGGTATGTCAGTCCTTATTTTTTCAAAATCGTCAAAATTATCTCTAATATTACTAGCGCTATAAGGACGGCCTGATGGATTTGTACTAACATTAACTGCAGTCTGTTCCGGGTCGAGGATATTTAAACCTAATCCTTCTTTCTCGGCCCATGGACGTGCATATGACCAGCGCTTCCAATCATTATCTTTTGTACTAGCTCCTAAAACTACCGTTGTTCCAGTATCTAACGTCTTAAGAGATTCATACGCTGCCGTAACTGGGGACGGATATTCAGAAATACTTACTGTTACATTATTAAGAGGTTGAACGTATAGTTCAAAAATCTGCGCAGCAGCAGATGGAGTAATTACTTTACCGTCTTTAGTTCTTCTCTCACTCTTAGCAGACGGTGCAGAAATTAAAACATGTACATGACCATCAGGATAGGCTCGGCTATAATGTTCGACCATTTCATAATGACCTTTATGAGGTGGTTTAAAGCTACCAGGAACAAGAACAACTACTTTATCATTTTTTTTTAATAGATCCTCGAGGACCATGTCTGCTTTATTAACAAAACTTTCAGTATATCCTTGATCGACTAGTATCTTGTGTACAATTTTAGCTACCTTTTTAGCAGTTTCTGGTTCAGCATCTTTATTAATAAGTTCTCTATCAGCGTCTGATAGTAATACATCATCTAAGTTAATATGTAATGCTTTACGAGCAAGATTTACTAAAAATGTTTCTCCTTCTGTCGTTAACGGTTCAGCTGGCTCTTGAACAGGATCCGGTAACGGTGGAGCTCCAACTCCAGGAGGCGGAATAGCTGGTTCAAATTCACCACCAACAGGTGGTCCTTGTCTAGGAACAAATTCATCTCCTGGAGCCTCGATGAGCATTGAGTTAATTACTTCTGTTGAAGAATTTAAGGCCTGTATATCCCGTTGAACCTTGGTTTGGAGCTTTTTAGTTCTTTCATCATCATCTTTTAATGCTCGCTTTTCATCATCAGTAAGATCATTAGGCGTCTCCTTCTGCTTTTTTCTTAGGTTAGCAAGGGTTTGAGTCTCAGTAGAGTGCGTATCATCATGACCTGTTGTCAATTCAGCGATTTTTTTAAGAAACTTACTCATCTTAATTATTTATAGCAGCGAAAGCTTATTTCTTATATCATTGAAATATGTTTTATCTAAAAAGGTTAACTCATAACGCTTACAAAAGTATTGTAATTTACTAAAATAAAACTTACCGATTTGTATCTTTTTAAGTTTTCTCATTAACAATATAATTAACTCTATTGAAACACCATCACATTTAAGTGTTTTCTTAAATTCTTTAAAGGATAATGGTTCACGTATTATAATAACTGGAAATTTCTTCGCAAAAACGTTTAAAAAGGGAATATACTCTTTATTAAGCGCGTTAGTGACGTCAAAATATATTACCGGTTTTTTCTTATTATTACAAATTTTTAATACTTCACAAGTATAATGTATAAAATAATGAAATATATATTTTTTATGCTGTTTGTTATTAAACTTTAACTCACTATCAAATTCAGATATCTTATCAATCGATGAATTATGAATATATTCTATAACCGGAGTAAAATTAACAATATTGAAAAAAGAATTAGGTAACTTATAGCTCTGGTGGTGGATTTTCGTTAAGTTTTCTAATTGCATCTACATTACTCTTCCAAAAATTATCATACTTAATTATAATATAATTCTTTGTATAACGCAAGTAATTTTCAAAACGGAAATAATGAGATATATCTTTATGGAATAATAAATAACTACCTTTTCTAGTTACTTTAATTATTAAAAACCATAATCTACCACTCTCTGCTTGTTTAATCCATTTATCTAATGTTTTATTTTCAGTAAATAACCTATGATATTCAAACGTTTTATAATTCTTACATTCTAATTTAAATTTAGACATGCACGGAGGTACCATTATATCTCCATCCATCATACGTTTTTGGTCTTCGGTTAATTGATCAAGTCGGTGAAAATTAGCGCCTCCAGTATAGGCTCCGGAATTTGGAACTCTAATAAAATTTTCATTAAAAACTTCACTTAAATCCTTAGCAACTTCTCTCTCCCATGCGTTACCCTTCTGTTTGGCTGCGCTAGGCATATATAGTTACTTATTCTTTAGCTAGAACTTGCAACTTTTTTCTTTTTGCGCTTCTTTTTTGCTTTACCTTTACGTGTAATAGTATCACCTAATATCTTAGGCATTCTTGCATCACCAGGTGCATATGAATCCGCAGTAGTAAAATCTCCTGCGCCTTGCGCTCCTGTTGGACCTATATTAGCAGACGCAACGGTATTATCAGTTAGATATTGTGTAACTGCTTGATCGAATAACTTAAGAGGCATATTAAGTATTTATCGCATAACGGTTAATAAGTTGACTTTTTTTAAAAAACGGTATAATAAATAAATGGAGATTGGTGATATTATCAATCAGTATCTTAAAGAAGCAAGTATAGATACAAATTTAGATCGATTAGAAGTTACATCTACGCAAGAACAGCTAGTTGCTAATAACCATAAGTGGTCGGCTAGATTAATTAATCATAAAATTAAATTAAATAATTTTAAATCTGAGCGATCTACTCTCCTAGAAAAATATATAACTGATTATCAAGATAAAGAACCCGTACTGGTGAATAAATCAATTGCTCAAAAAGCCGTTGAGAATAAAAAAGAAA